TATATAAGATGGCATGCGCCGGTATACAGGAAAGAGTTATATTAAACTGTTTACATTTATCTGAAAACATAATGTCCAGTGATAAACCAAATGATATTAAAAGATATGGTGATATAATTTTAGTAATGGAACTAGCCAAGATGGAAAGATTAACAAATCTATCAGAAACATTATATAGGAAGGCATTATCAGGTGATACTGCATGTTTAATATTTGCATTAAAGACCCAGGGTAAAGAATATGGTTGGTCTGAAAAAGCTCCAGAAGATAAAGATAAAAATGTAAATGAATCATTAGTTGATTTGATAAGAGATTTGAGTAAAAAATAAATGATTATTAAAAAAGAATCTAATATTTTGGGGGGTTTTGGTGGATAAATCAATATTAAAACATATAACAACATTTGAGGGATACGTAACTAATGTTATGGATATAACCGTATCAGAACAACAGATGACATTTATAAAACATATAGACATGTTAATATCATCTAAGATAAAGAAGAATATACTAAAAGTCCCATTAACTGATATAGAAAAAGAATATGCATCAAAGTTGGGCATGTCTGTCAAGTCGGGCAGAGGTTGCGGGTAAAGATTTCATCATAGCAGTTTATATATTATGGTTTGTTTTGGTATTCCCAAGTACATCAGTATGTACAGCGCCAACAGGAACGCAGTTGAGTACCATTCTTTGGTCTGAAGTTAAAAAATTAATATCAAAGATAAAATATGATTGCATTAAATCATTATATGTAGTTACTAATGATAAGGTAAAATGTTCAGGTAATGGATATGAATCATTTGTTATAGCTAGAGCTTCTGGTAATAAAAATGCATCAGCATTATCAGGTTATCACAATGATTACATGACACTGATAGCCGATGAGGCAACTGGGATATCTGATGAAGTATTTGAACCTCTAGAAATGACGATGACAGGTAAAATGAACATATTACTATTAATATTCAACCCAGTGGTATTATCTGGATACGCATATGATTCACAGGAACATCCAGTATTAAGTAAACAGTTCATAAAATTACATTGGCCATCAACTGAATCAAATATAGTATCAAAAGAGAGTATAGAAAGAGCCGAAGAAAGATATGGTATAAATTCTAATTACTATAGAACATCTATAGCAGCAAAATGGCCAAAAGAGTCAACTGATTCACTTATACCGATACATATGGCTAGATGGTGTATTAATAGACAATATGATGAAGAAACTGCAATAGTACCAAATAAAGATGAACCAATTGTTATAGGGGTAGATCCATCAAGATCAGGTGCTAATGGATGCGATACAATTTGTACGGTAAGGCAAGGTAGTTATATATATGAGTTTTATAAACCAGAGAATCAAGTAGATTCAGTTAAAATGGCAGATGAAATAATAGATGTATTATTTTCTAGGTATCCAAACTTTACATATTGCTTTGTTGAAACAAACGGACTTGGGGGAGTTTTCTATGATATAATTAAAAAATATGATAAAGATAGAATAATACCAGTTAATGTTGCAGATAAAAATGTTGATGAAGAGTTTTTAAATATGAGAGCCCAATTATGGTTTAGATTAAGAGAAGCTATAATAAGTGGTTTTCTTGGTATCAATCCAGAAATTGAAAGAAATGAAACTGAAATATTTATAAGTCAAATAACAGATATAAAACAAGATAAAGTAAGTGTTCAGAACTCTGGAAAGTTTAAGGTTAAAATAGAATCAAAGAAAGATATGGCTTCAAGAGGAATAAGTTCCCCAGATTATGGTGATGCTACTATTTTGAGTTTCTATTACACGAAGGAACAATTGGCGCAAAGGTTGAGTATAGGTAAGTATAAACCAGTAAGTGATGCATATTCAAATGAAGATGACATACCAAGCTGGATGGTATAGTAAAGATATCAAGTTTAGAATACTTGGTATGATAACTAAGGGAGTTAATAATGCAATTTTTTATTACAGATGATAATTACAACCATGAACACATTATATTAATATCAGATAATGGTAAAGCATATGTTAGTACAGATGATGGACATTCCCATTTTCCAGAACTGGTACCGCCATCAGAAATAACAACTGAAGAATCTATGGTTATTATAAATGATCAACCTGCTGAATTAATGTTTGATCCAGATATTGAAGAGCACTCACATACATTAATGCCATTAAAAGAATCTAAATTAAAATGGACATTAGATGATGGTGAAGAGTGGTCACAGCAATTTGAAAAATATCAAGACGCAGATGAGTTAGAGAAAGATTCTATTGAATCCGGTGTTGAATCAGAAGGATTTGTTATCGGTGGTAACATGCAATGGGATGAAAAAGTTATTAAAGCTAGAACTGATATGGGTAAACCTGTATTATCAATTAATGTAACCCAACCAATGATAGATACGTTAATGGGAATGTTCTTACAAGCTGAAACTGATTTCAAAGCATATCCAAGTGAAGAAGGTGATGAATTAATAGCATCAGTTATAACTAGATTATTAAAACATGTTACAAGTGTTAATAATTTACAGTATCAATCAATGAAAGTATTTAAAGATGGTATTATAGCTGGTAGAGGTTGCTTCATGCCATATATAGATTATGGTGATAATATTAAAGGTGATATTAAGATTAAATGGGCTGACTGGAAAACATTTAGATTTGGTCCACATAAAAATGAAGACTTATCAGATTGCCCATATTTATTCATACAGAAATGGATAACCAAACAAGAAGCTAAAGATTATTTTGATTTAACTGATGATGAATTATCAGTATCTTCTTCAATATTAAAATCAGATAGTACTCATGTTGTACAAGATGGTGGAAGTCTGGAACCTAATTCAGAAATATCAGTTGGTAATAATAATGGTGGTGAGCCCGGATTAAATATATCATTGAAAGATGGTAATAAATATCTAGTATTAGAAAGAAGAGATAAAGTAGTCAAATCAATTCCAGTTGGTATATTAGATGATGAAGTATTAGAACTTGGTAATTATAAGAAATATATATCAAAGATAAAAACCATTGAAGATATAAAGATAGTGAATAAGAAAATAGAAAGAATTAAGATAGTTGTTTCTGTTGGTTCTAAAATAGTAGCTAAAGAATTAGTATCTGATCAATTCGCTGATTTCTTTGTAACGCCATATTACGTTCATAAGTTCATCAGGAATAATAAAAATATATTTTATGGTAAGGTTGAACAGTCAAAACTCCCACAACAGGAAATAAATCTAAGACATTGCCAATTATCTCAGAATGTATCCGGATCAAGTAGTAACAAATACTTCTATGATAGCAATACATTTATTAATGATAATGATAGACAGAAGTTTATACGTAATGCTCATAGACCAAATGGTGTATTTAGAGTTGATAATATAGCCAATAGACCACAATTAGAAATAGGGGCCCCTGCTCCTACTGGTGCTGCTCAAATGTTAGAAACAGATATCCGTTTATTCAGACAGATAACTAATGTAAACCCGGAAATGCTTGGTACTGGTGGAGATAGTAGTTCCCAATCTGGTGTAGCGATCATGCAAAAGAAACAATCTGCAATGGTTGGAAATGAAATTGTATTTAGTAACTTCAATATGGCTAAAGTTAAACTTGGTAATCAACTTATTAAACTAATGCAGGAGGTATATGCCAATGATCCTGAGAGAATAGTAAGGATACTGCAAAATAATTATACAAAGAATAAATTCCAGTTACCAGTAGATGGTCAACAACAAGACTTCAAAGAAATACCAATAGATTATATAATAGAGAAATTAAAAGATATAGATCTATTAAAGTATGATGTTGTTGTAGATCTATCCCAGCATAGTCAGTCAGCAATGATGCAGAACTATATGTTATTATCAGAATTAGCAGGTAAAGGTATCCCAGTTCCGATGGAGTTATTAATAAAGAACTTACCTATTCCAGAAAAAGATGAAATAATTATGGGTATACAAAGAAATCAACAAATGCAGATACAGCAACAAATGCAACAACCCCAACCCAAGCCAAAAGGTCAAAGCCAAAATGTTCCAGGTAATCCTAATAATATGAAACAAGTAAGATAATAAAGGAGATCAATCATGCCATTATTCAGTTTTAACAAGATCAAGAATAGAGTTATCAACGGTACTATACAAAGTTATATTGAAAAGTATAAGAAAGATCCGAAGCTATTACGTGCATTGCTAAGGGAAATAGTAGATGGTGCTAATGATTTCATTGATGAACCAGCAGAAAGAGAAGCCATTGCTATAGTTATAAGAGATGAGATAGAAGAAGTTACTGGAAATGATATTCCATTTTTTGATGATGATGAAGAAGTTAAAATGATAGTTGACTTTATTGAAAAATTAAATGGTATATTACAGAGATATGAAGGTAGATTAAGAAAAGAAAAATAACTTGGAACAAAATATGTAGATGAAGATGTAACATTATGTTTAAATATAATGTTACACTTTCTTCAAAATTGTAGTATAATTAATTAGTAATATAATCAAAACCCAATCATTCGGAAGGATTAATAACATGACAGAAGAAAATAACATTGTAGAGGAAACAAGTGTAGATGATATATTAACGGAATTTGGTATAGAGAACACTGAAGATAAATCAGTTGATGAAATTATAGCTGAAATTGAAAAAGGTGAATCTAAAGAAAATGATGTTACCAAAGAAAATGATGATACCAAAGAAAATGATGATCAACCTGATACTAAACCAGTTGAAAATACTAAAGATAAAACATATGATGATTATACAAAAGAAGAATTAATAGCACATTTACAAAAGAAAGATAAAAGAATAGCAGATAAAGATACATTTATTGGTAAAAGAAGTAGTGAAATAGGTGACTTACGGAAACAATTGGCTGAATTAGAGAAATCTAAAAATGAAATAGTAGACCCATCTGATGATGATGCTATTGAAAATCCAATTGAATCCATGAAAAAAATACAGGAGAATGTTAATAAACGTCAGGAATTAGAAAGTAGGATTAGTAATATCAGGAGTCAAGATAAAAGCCAAAACAATATTAGGATTATAGAAGAAACTCTTGGTAAAGATTATGATTACAAAACCAATATGACTGCCGTTATTGAGATTCTCAAACAGGACGAAGCTGGTGATAAGTTTATTAATGCTTTTATAAATAATCCAGGTTCCTTTGATACATCGGTTACATTCAATCTATTTAAAAGAGCTGAAGCGTCACTCAAAATAGCTTCACTAGAAAAGAAAATTGAAGACCTAACAAAATCAAAGAAATCCATAACGGATAATTTTAATAAAGCAGGTAAGAAATCTATTAATGATATTCCTGCAACAGTTGGTAAGGATTATTCAAATATAGATATCGACTCACTAACTCCAGCACAGGTAGACAAATTACTCAAAACTTTAAAATAATTAGATAAAATCCATAGGAGGATTAAAAAATGGCTATAACAACTATATCAACATCAAATGAATTGCGTAAGGCTCTCTGGGAAAAGAAATTATATGACAGAATGATTGCAGATTCCTTTTTTAGTAGATTCTCATCTGACAAAATGAACTCTTTGGTCTGGATTAAAGAAGATCTTATGAAAGAACAAGGTGATAAAATTACTTTTGGTCTTACAAGTACTGACCCTGAATCAGAAGAGGGTGTTAGTGGTTCCGATACTTTAGAGAATAATGAAGTTGCATTAGAAACAGGTAACTTTAAGGTTGAACTCGAAGTATACAGACAGGCTGTAAGAGATAATATTATAACAAGAAAACGTGCATGCTTTGATGTTTCCGCTGAAGAAGAGGAATGGCTTAGAAAATGGGGAGTTGCTAAATTAGATAGACTTCATTTTTCAGCTGCTTATTCAAGTCCTACAAATGTATGTTACATGAACTCTACTGCATTTACAGTTGGTTCTAGTGCTGCTACTGCATTGGCTGCTGTTGATGCAACTAATGGTAAACTTACTCCAGCACTTATTGCTAAAACAAGAGTAATCGCTAAAACTGGTAACGGTGGAAGCGCATATAGAATGGATCCTATCGTCGTAGATGGTATGGAACTTTATATACTCGTTGTTCCAGAAGATGTAATGTATGACCTTAGTCAGAACTCTGCAATGCAACAGGCACAAAGAGATGCATTAGAACGTGGTAAAAAGAATCCTATATTTAGAGCTGGTGATTTACTTTATAATGGTGTACTTATTACTGCAAGTTCAAGATGTAATTCTACACTTGGTGGTGCCGGTGGTATTATTCCTGTTGCTGAATGTTTATTCATGGGTAAATCTGCTATTTGTAGAGCTGATGGTAAAAAGTTTTCTTTGGTATCAAAAGATTTTGATTATGATTTCCAAAAAGGTCTTGCTGCTATGCTTTATACTGGTATTGAAAAAGCTCAATTCGCTAGTAAGGATTATTCATTGATTGATCTTGTTGTAGCACGTACAGCAATATCTAATTCATAGTAACTGTTTTTTGGGTGGTTGAAATATATCACCCATTTCTTTAAAATTATAACAATCCAATAGGAGGATTAAAAAATGGCTACAGTAAATATTAGTAACGATATAGCAAGAGCAGGTTTAGCAGGAATTTTACAGAGTGTAACAGCTCAATTTAGTGCAGTATCTAATCCAATGGCAACTGCTGATACCCAGAAACTTATTAAACTTCCACCTTATGCAATTATACATAGTTTTCAGTGCGTTATTGATACTGGTGAAGGTGCAACAGCAACTGGTGACTTTGGTATTGTTGGTGATGATATTACTGATGATCCTAATGGTCTTGACGATGCTGTTAACCTTGCAACGGCAGGTGTAAAATCTTTTGGTGTTGCTGGTACTGACGCTGCAATTGGTTTGGATATGGGTGCTTCTGGTGGTTATATAACAATGGGTGTTGATAATGCACTAGATGCTGCTATTTTCACTATTACAGTTGTATATTCCCAGTCTCAGAACGCATAACTTATAAATAGGCAATTATATGGGTGGATCCATTAACTTGGGTTCATCCATTTTTAGGAGTAATTATGTATAAAAAATTAATTATATTTATATTTATGCTTATATTATCACTTCCAGTATATGCAGGTATCAATGGAGAGGCATTAGCTTTTGATGCTACTAATAATATATGGAGAGTTATTAATATGACCGCAGAAGGTCTTATTGTAGCATCTTCAAGTGTATCGATAGCAACAGCTCCACCATTTATTAACCTTTCAGCTCCAGTAGGGGCAATGGCTGGTTATGTTTCTGCAAGTGATATGTTTGTACCATTAATGTGCGATGCAACTGGTAATTTAATGGTAACAATTTCTGGTAGTAGTGGTAGTTTACCTTCTGGGACTTCAGGAGATATATTGATATATGGTACTACATGGGAAGTATTGAATAAAGGTACTGCAGATCAAGTATTAACAATGAACTCAGGTGGGTTATTGCCAGAATGGAAAGCCGATGGTTCATCCACTGCTCTACATAATGACTTAGGTTCTATTGATGGTGGTGAAGCTGGATATTATGGTCATTTAACAGCTGCTGAAATGGCAGTAGTTGATAATACATCTAATGCAAATACTGGTGATGAGACAGTAACAACAATTAAAACTAAATTAGGTGCTGCTTCAACTTCTACTGATGGATATTTAACTTCTACTAATTGGAATACATTCAATGGTAAAGTTGATAATCCAATGACAACTCAAGGTGATGTAATTTATGGTGGTACAAGTGGTGCCCAAACTAGATTAGCAAAAGGTACAGCAACTCAAGTATTAACAATGAATGCAGGTGCAACTGCCCCAGAATGGGCTGCTGCAAGTGGTGGATTTGAAAATCCTATGACAACTGCTGGTGATGTTATACTTGGTGGTACAAGTGGTGCTGCTGGTAGATTAGCAATAGGTGCAGCAACTCAAGTATTAACATCAGATGGTACAACTGCATCATGGGCTGCTGCAAGTGGCGGATTTGATAATCCAATGACAACTGCTGGTGATATTATACTTGGTGGTACAAGTGGTGCTGCTGGTAGATTAGCAATAGGTGCA